CCATAAAAACTTTAATAATGGCAAAAGCTAAAAAAGAAAAACAATTAAACCTTCCGCAAAATGCAGAACCATTAAACGGATGCGATTTCTGTATGCAATTTGATTATGATGAACCCCATGTAATTGGCGCAAGTGAAGATGCTGATGGAGTTTTAGAATTAGTAATAAAATCTTATTTAGATGCAGGTTTAACTTTTGTATGCCCAACTACACAAAAGAAATTAAGAATATATGCTAGACCATTATCAGATAAGGGTAGAGCAATTTTAGATCAACAAAAGGAAGTTAAACCTTAATAATATAATACCAATAATTAGCTTTTTTTATGTGCATTGGCAAATTTCCTTGCAGCTTCAACGCTACCGAAACCCCAAGCCTTTAATGCTAACGCTTTCCTTGTTGGTTCGCCATTTGGTTTTTTCATTGCCCCAAGCATACCAGCAAAGCGAGCTGCAAAAGAAACTCTGCGAGGATTAACACCAGACTTAACCGGAGCTTTTAAATTGCCACCAGTTTCAGAATTATACGATGCTCTGCCTTTAGCATTTAATCCGCCTTCAGGATTTTTACCTTCTTTACGTTGCCAAGCTCCTGCCATAACTATTTTTTTTCTTCTGATTTAATTTTCTTTTCTTGCTTTAACATTTCGGCAGTTGGTTTCTTACCACTTCCTTTGTTAGCACGAATATTATCCCATAAACCGCGTGGAGAATACGAGCCATCCGCTCGCTTCATCATTTTTAATTTACTTTTCATACGCTAAATTACAAAATTATTTCCAATTTTCAGACTTCCATATAGCCAAATCTAGACCTTTTAAATTTTCAGGGGGCGTTGGTAAGTAATTAGCTATTTCTTCCAAATTTGGGGCCTCTGTGTGATAAGGGGGCATATTCTTGAAAGGAGCGCCTCTTTTAACTTGCTTTTCGCCATAGTTGTCCATTAAATAATTTAACACAGATTGTGCCGATGTCAAATTCTGTTCTTTTTGAATTATATCTAACTTTTCTAAGTCAAATCTAACTCCAATTGGTTTGCTTTTTTTCATAATTTTTTATTTGTAGCTACAAAATTATGAATAAATTTTGAAATGTAGCTACAATTATCCCTCTATATCCCCTCTCTCATACCAATACCCAAACATCCCCTAACCACATACACAATACTGCCCGACCTGACCACATTGCAAACCACTAATCCACTCGCATCCCAATAGTATCAACCAATTGCCCGTACCCGTAACCAAAACCCAAAACCAAAACCCGAACCCCCGTACCACCACTTTGCCCGTTCCCCCGCGAGGTCGACCACACCCTGTTTCGTGACGTTACCCCCTCTCCCTCTAAGTGTTTGAGATTTTTTAAATTTTTCGCTTACGCGAGTTATTATAGATGTGGCTTGGTTTTCAGAGGATTTGGAAAATAAAAAACCCGGCCGCCTAGATAGGTACCGGGTTGGATCAGTTGTCCGTACTAAGTCCATTAACCATGGCAAAGATAATAGAAAAAAAACATTAAATTTATTTTTTTAATTAAATAATTAAATTTAACTTTGATAAAAATATAGAATATGGCAAGACTACCAAATCCAGATTCAGTTGCCAGTAAGACCGGCGCACTTGAAGTGGACAAAACAATTTCCTTTAATAACCCGGTTACATCGGTGGCCGTAATGATATCCCATCTTAAAAAAACACAGGAACATCAAGCTAAGATCTTCAAGATTAAGCACACCAATGGAATCACTCATGTAACTAGGGTTAAATAATTAAAGGCTTCAACTAAAATGGAAATCAGAACAATTAACTATCAAAAAACATTCAATCTTGGCAATTACCAATCCGAAAGAATTGGCGTTGAGATTGTATTGGAGCAAGGTGAAAGCGCAAATAAAGCCATTGATCTCGCAAAACAATTCGTAGAGGAGTGCCATCTTAACAATCAAAAAGTTCAGGCTTTGCAACATGAAGAAGAACCAGTAGAATTGATTAAGACACAATCTCCCCAGACGCTGATTGAGAGAACAATGAGCTTTATTGACGCTTGTAAAAACGAAGGAGAACTAAAGGCCTTTGAATTTATGGCCAAAAACAAACCCGAACTAAAAGCGTATTACGACAAAAAACTAAAATCTTTCAAGTGAATTTTAACAAAACTTTAATTAGATCCAGCTCTGTTGGGTACTTGATGACGGAACCACAAGCCAAAGCAGACAAGGACGCAGGTAACCTATCCAAAACAGCAAAGACTTATTTGCTTGAAATCTACATTGCAGAAAAGTACGGACGCACAAAAGATGTTCAGACTAAACAAATGCGCAAAGGCGTAGAGGTTGAAGATGAGGCAATTGAACTATTATCGCAATCAGTAGGAAGGCCACTAATTAAAAATACCGAACGATTTGCTAATGAATTTATTACAGGGCATCCGGACGTATTAGATTTAACAGAATCCGGGTTAAAGGTGTGGGATGTAAAATCTAGTTATGATTTGTTTACGTTTTTAGGAAATTTACCAGAAAAATTAAAGGATTTATACTATTGGCAATTACAATCCTATATGTGGTTAACAGGAGCAACGGAGTCTTGCATCGCATATTGCCTGATAAATACACCATTTGGCATTATAGAACAAGAAAAAAACTCTCTGTTATACAGAATGGCAGATGTTGTAACAAACGAAAGTCCAAAATACCTCTTAGAAGCCGCTAAATTGGAGCTTAATATGATGTTTGATGACATAGATCAAAAAGAAAGATTGCTGCTATTCCCGGTACATAGAAATGACGAGGACATAGAGTTAATCAAAGAGAAGGTATTGAAAGCAAGAGAGTTCTTAGAAAACATAGAAGAAACACATTTAAATTTTAACAATGGTAAAGGGATCTAATGTGGTAAGTTCGGTACACCACTTAAAAATGGCTAGAGAGCATTTCGAGGATTTTAGACGAGAGTTCCCAGAGGCCATGGGATCAAGACTATTCAAAACATACATAGACAGAATAAACTGGATATTCAAAGATTTGCTTGCCTACCCACACTTAACACAGGCTGTAAGAGATGGTTTCAAAGCTGAAATAGAAAGTGATGTATTTGCCATTCCAGCCATAAGTGAGAAAGTAGCCCTATTGAACCCACAGCAAAGAGATATGATCGAGGCTACCATAGATGCCATGCTTTCAGGAATCGAAATAAAAATTTCAGATATTTCAGAAAAATCTTAATTTTATATTAAATTATATTTTATGATGGGAATAATGCAGGCTCCCGGCGATCCTAATAAAAAACTTTCTAATTCAAAAAAAGTAAAAGGAACAAACCTTTCTGTTTATAAGGGTGGAAAAGAAAAAACACCTACAGGCAGAAGTAATGCTTTTGTTGAATCTGGTTTATCTGAAGATGATTTAATTCAGTATGCTAATAAATATAATTTCCCAACTACATCAAATAAAGAATTTCAACAAGCTCAAATAAACTATTTGCAATCAACTCCAGAAGGACAAAATGTTATAAAAAATATGATACAAAAGTATGGCATGCCAAAAGCGGGCATTCTTGCTGATAATATCTTAGGGGCTAGAACATTTGAAATAATGAACTCTATTAAAGAAATTGATAAGCAAAAAACTAAAGATCCTTTACCTGCGCCTCCAATTGAAGAATGGATAAGAGAGGGTGGTTATTTTAATCCTTCGTTCATGGTTCCCGGTGGTGAAGTTTTAGGATATAGCGGTGAAGAACCAAGAAACCCTGATACATTTGGAGGAGTATATAGTGGAAGAACAGGTAAAATCGCACCAGTTAGAAAAGAAGATTATAAGAAATTTGCTCTTGGCGGATATCCTGCAAGATATTTAGAAAGGCTTATGCAAGAGAAACCTGAATTGTTTGATTTTGATACCTATGTAGATAATTATGGAGATATATACAGAAGAAAAAAAGGACAAGAGGAAGGTAAAAAAGAAATTATTAAATCTAAGTTTAATCCAAAGACAGGAGAGTCGACAGTAATAAAAGATTAATAACGGTAGCGAGAGCAAAAAACATAAATGCAAAATGAAAGGGAAACTAAATAAATTAGGAGTTGCCAATAGTCTTTGGAATAACATCCGCGCTAAAGCAGGATCGGGTAAGAAACCTACACCAGAAATGCTTGAGCAAGAAAGAAAAATTAAAGCAAAAGAAAAAAAATAATTTTTATGCTAGGTATAATGAACGCGCCATTAGATCCAATGTCTAATTTATTATTAAAAAAGACTCCAAGATTAAATATAGACAGTACTTTAAAAGCAAATATGTCTAAAAATTTTATCAAAAGGATGTTTGACCCCAATCCAATGTCTATACCAGATCCACAAGATTCAAAAAGAAGCATGACTCACTTTATGGAAGTTTCAGATGGTCTTGCATATCCTAGGGTTGTTCAAATGGGAAATCAATTGAAGTTTTTAAATAGTGATGATGCGTACAATTTTGCTAAAAAAACCGGAGAGTTTATTAAATTTAAAGATGATAATGACGCATTATATTTTACTCAAAATTATAAAAAAGGCAAAAACGTTACAATAGGAAAATAATGAGGCACAAAACACCAGCTTGGACAAGATCTGAAGGTAAGAACCCAAAAGGCGGATTAAACGCCAAAGGAAGGGCTTCCTACAACAAAGAAACAGGTGGTAATTTAAAGGCACCAGTTAAGTCTGGAGTTAATCCAAGACGTGTATCATTCGCAGCTAGATTCGCAGGCATGAAAGGAGATATGAAAAAGCCAAATGGCGAACCAACGAGAAAAGCATTAGCACTAAAAGCGTGGGGATTCAGTTCTGTTGCCGCCGCAAGAGCATTTGCAAACAGACATAAGAAAAAATAAACGATAATATATTTACTTCCCCCCAAGTGGCCTCCCCTCAAAAGGAGGTTTTTTATGTACATAATTCTGTACAAAGTTTTCTAATTGTAAACTTATTTGGTAAATGTTACAATATGATGTATATTGCATCAAACTGCATCATAATGAAAAAAAGAATTACAATTAGCCTTTCAGAAGAAAGTTACATTAAATTACAACTTCTAGCCAAAAAGAAAAAATGGTCATTAAGCAAAACAGTAGAGGACATTTTAGAAAGACAGATCGCAAAACAGAAACCAGCAGTTCAACACGCAGGAGGGGTTTATGAAAAAAGTAATCCTTAATATAACACCCCAAACTCACGTAAGGGCAACTCAAGGTGATTCAATATTTTTCAGAATACCTAGAGAAAAATTACGCCCATCCGGGTTAAGTAGATTAATAAGACTAGAAAAATACAACAAGTACAAGGTAGATCTATGCGCAGAAGCTAAGTCAAAAAGATTTGTTCTTCCACCGGTTGGTGCTTCTATAACCTTCTTTATACCAGTCCCACCCTCTTGGTCTAAGAAAAAAAAGAAACTACATCACGGCAGATTCCACCAATCCAAACCAGACATAGACAACTTACAAAAAGCCTTTTTAGATTCTTTAATGGCAG